GAAGTCCACATGGATAACTGGGGTAACTTTGTTTGTTACAACCGTCGACGAAACTTTATCGGTTACGTCGCTTAACTTTTTTACGATTAGGAAAATGTAATGGCAGATTTATACACAAGACCACAAGCCAAGTCCGGTTCAATCGGTCGTGGATTGAGTCCGAACCTGTGGCACCAAGCTCCGTTAACGCAAGTGTTAACCGGTGGCCTGGGAGAGGGTTTTGGGTTTATTGATGATTTCTTGGCATTTGACGATGCCAGCTATCGCTGGGTGTTAACTAATGCAACCTCTGGTACTGCTGTACTGGACCCTGCCGCCAAGGGTGGCGTCTTGCTGCTGGATTCAGCAGCTACGACGAACAACCAGGGTGTGCAGATCCAATTGGGTGGTGCCGCCGGTGCTTCAAGTTTTATCCCCACTGCTAGCTCAAAGATCTACTTTGAAGCCAGGGTAAAGATCGCTGACATTGGAACCAGCGGCAGTGATACGGGCAACTTGCTTGTCGGTCTTGCTGTGGTTGATACCACGGTCCTTGCATCGGGTGCTAACTCAACGGCGAATCATATCGCTTTTGAGCATCTTGATGATGATGGTGCAGTGGATTTCCATAGTGAGAAGGCTGGTAGTCGAGATTCGTCTACCGGGCTTCATACTCTGACTGATGATGAGTATTTCAAGATCGGTTTCCTTGTGAATGGTACAAGCAAGATTACGCCGTTTGTTAACGGTGTTGCGAAGACTGCTCACACGACTCAGATTCCGATTGTTGCAATGACACCAACTTTAGTTTGTCACTCGGCTGGTACGACTGACCCGATCCTTCATGTGGATTGGGTTGCCTGTATCCAGGCTGAGCAGATTGCGAATTAACCCGTGTCGCCTGGTATGGTGCCGGGTCTCCTTTCCCGGCACCATACCACCTTTTTATGGAGGGGAATGAAATGGAAGAGTTAGCAGAAATTTACGGCGGAGAGATACCGGAGAATATCGTTGAGCTATACGACAAGGTGTTGACCCTTTATCACAAGAAGGCGAATGGGCAGTTGGATCTTCAGCTTGCCTGCCTTGTTGCTGTGCTGGCAGATGAACTGACACCTCCTGTCAAGCCAATCAAGACTGTCAAGAAGACTGAAAGAGCGGTTGTATGAGTTTCGTTCAGAACCAGGCGGTTACTGGTTTTACATTTGCCCTGGTGAACAAGGATACCGGTGCAGCCTTAACAAGTGTTGCGGGTGCTATAACCAAGTACGAGACAATCGATGGTGGCACCCAGGCGACCTTGAGTGGGACCGTTGCCGAAGAGGGCAATGGTCAGTACTCCATAAATCTCACCGCTGCCGAGATGAACGGTTCGGTGATTGGTCTGCTGTTCGCTCATGCGAACAGCATCCCGGTCCAGTTTACGATCAAGACAACCGGCGGTTCTACTGCCAGTACGACCGAGTCTTCCTTATCGCAGACGCTGACAACGCTGCGGAAGGAGGTTGGATGGTACTGGTTGGGTGAAAGAACTGCTGCTAACTGGTCGGCTGATGAGATAACCCAGCTGGATGATATTATCCACGCTGGTCTGCGCCAGTTTTACCACCCACCACCGATTGGTGGTGGGAAGCTGGCCCACAAGTGGAGTTTCCTGGAGCCGACAACTACGCTTACTACCGTTGCGGCTACTGCGGATTATACGCTTCCGGCCAGCTTTGGTGGTATGACAGGACCGTTGACTTACGCAGCTGCCAATAATCGGTGGTATCCGATTGAGATCACCAGTGAGCATCGTATTCGAATGCTGCGTCAACGGGACTTTAACGTGCTTAATACATTCCCACTTTCAGCTGCCGTGCGAGCACGCACGAGCGACGGCAGCGATGGGCAGCGCTTTGAGATCCTGCTTTGGCCGACACCGGATGCAGCTTATACGTTGTCTTATCGATACCATGCACTGCAGATCAAGCTTTCTGCTTCTAATCCTTACCCGCTGGGTGGGGAACCGCATGCAGAGACCATCCTCGAGAGCTGCCTTGCCATAGCAGAGCAGCGCCTTGAGAACCAGGCAGGAATCCACAGCCAGAAGTTCCACGAGCGACTGGCCGCTTCGGTATCCCATGATCGGCAGCAGTTTACGCCGGAGAAGATGGGCTACAACTCGGATAAGTCTGACGGTAATGCACCGGCAGAGAATGAGTACCGCAGGTTTTTCGGGACTGACGTGGACTATGACGGTACGATCTTTTATGACACGAATCCTTAATAGGTGAACTATGAGTACAAGTTTTGCAAATGACTTAGTTGAATCGGTAACGGTTTGCAACGGTGCTGGCAATATTGCCGATGCCACGGCAATCGACTTCCGTGGTTTTCGGTATGGGTATATCTACATGCCTAGTAGTACGAGTGTTGGCACGATTACTTGGTACTCCTCAGAAGATCTCGATGGAACATACGATGTTTGTCATACGGGCAGCGGCAACATCACTTCGACCGTAGCTGCCTCTCGTTCGGTTCCAATGCCGACAAACCTTGTAGGTGCGCGTTTCTTGAAAGCAGTCGGGGACGCCGCTGGTACATGTAAACTTTCACTCCAATCATAGGGAGAACTTGATGTCACATAAGGTCTTACAGGAGATTGCTAGAAGTACTGAACTTGAGATTCTTGATCCCGGTAGCGGTGGAACGATTCCCGTGGATCGTAGCTTTGGTATTTGCAATATTGTTACGGGAGGTGCTGAAGCCCGGAAAATCGCTTCCCCCTTCCGTGCTGGCATCTTTATTACGCTCTGCCTCAAGACGGATGGCGGCGATGCGACCGTTACAGGTTCAGGTTCCGAAATACTCAATTCGGGCTCTGGAACAGATACAACCATTACCATGGGAGATGCCGGGGATGTGGTCACGCTTCTGAGCATCGACAAGGGTGGCAGTATTATCTGGACTCTCATAGCTAACAACGGGGTTGCATTCAGCTAATGCCGAGACGGAAGACAAGGTTTGATATGCCTTGGCCCGTCAATGGCTTGGTGGATGCAGTTGCGTATGAGAACCAGCCGCGTGGGTCGAGCGTAGATTTACAGAACGTACGGGCTTTTGATCCCGGTACGGGCCGTAGTCGCGGTGCGCAAAGAGCAGGGCTTGCCAAGTATTCCAGTGCCAGGGTTGCTGACGACCAGGTACAGGAGATTGGGCATGTGGCTGCTCGTGCAGTCCCCACGGGGCAAACGACGCTAAACCAGCGGACGATTGTTTCTTACGTGATTACCAGTGGCACGGTTGCTACTTTCGATAGCAGCAGTACTACGACCGCTACCGCTGGTGGCAGTGCCTTGAGTACCTCGGCCCCGGTGATCTTCAGTTCACAGCTTGACGGTATCGTGTACTTCGCTGACGGGGCAAATGAGAAGAAGTGGACCGCTTCGACCAACACTGTCTCGGCGTGGGCTGAATCAGCTGGAACGATGCCTGTTAGCAGTGGCAATTATGCTCGACTGATTGAAACCTGGCGTGGGCGTATCGTGCTCAGCGGTGTCAAGGGTGACGAGCATAACTGGTTCATGAGCAAGATGCGTGATCCGAATGATTGGGATTATGCTCCCAGTACGGCAACCGCCGTCCAAGCGGTTGCCGGTAACCAGCAGGATGCAGGTAAGAGTCCTGATATTATCAACGGGATGATTCCTTTCTCTGACGATATCCTGGTGTTCTTGGGTGATCACACGATTTACCAGATGACCGGCGACCCGGCTGAGAGCGGTCGTATTGATGCAATCAGCACTTCGATTGGTGGTGCCTGGGGCAGGGCATGGTGCCTGGCTCCTGACGGGAGTGCTTACTTCTTCGGTTCTCGTGGTGGTGTATATCGCCTGGTTCCCGGCAGTAAACCGCAGAGCATTACACAGGGCTCCGTTGAGGAGCGGCTGGCATCGCTCAACATGACTACTAACCTGATCAGGCTGGCGTGGAATGATCGAGAGAAGGGTGTGAACGTCTTTATCACTGATCTTGGTGGTGGTGCCAGTACGCATTACTTCTATGACACCAGGAACAACAGTTGGTGGTTGGACAAGTTTACTACTGCTGGTCAGAACCCCACTGCTGTGCATGTTTACGACGGGGATGCAGTGGGAGATCGAGCCATCCTGCTTGGTGGGCAGGATGGCTACATCCGCAAGTTCGATCACGATACCCCGGCTGCCAACGATGATGGGACGGCTATTGACGCCTATGCTTACCTTGGACCGATCCAGCTGCAGAACCGTCCCAAGTTGATGTTGACCGAGATGAAGGGTGCCGTGGCAACTGGAAGCAATCCTGTCTCCTGGGATTTATATGCAGCCGAGACTGCCGAGGCAGCCAAGGCAGGTGCGAGCAAGGCTAGTGGTACGTTTGCTGCGGGTCGAAACAGGAGTGATAGGGCTCGAGTTACCGGGCATGACTTATTTATACGGCTCAGGAATAACACCTCTGCGCAGAAGTTTGCCATGGAGTTCCTGGGTATTGAACTGAACAGCTTTGACGGGCCGAGGGCAAGACAATGGTAAATTCACCCAGAGTTCCTCGTGGCACTGTGCGAGAGAGAAGGCTTGCACAGTTCCTGACATCTGAGCTGGATCAGCAGAAAGTAGTCTTGGAGAGGTTTACCGAAGTTCCTGATACTCGTCCCAGCGCTCCGGTAGTCGGTCGTGTCATCTACACGACCGACACGAAGCAGGCACAGGTATTTGATGGTACAGACTGGGTAGGATTATAAAACGATGACTGCCTCACCTTATTGGTTTAATGAGCTTGCTTCGGCGTATCCGGGTATAGACCCCAACACGGAGTGGTTGGGAGATCCCGCTGCAACTGCTGCTGGTGCTCTTGGTATGGACTTTGGAGCCGGTATGGACATGGGTGCAGCTCCAGGAGCTGCCGGGGTGCCGGGCACCGACATGTTGAAGCAGATGGCTTCTCGCACGCTACCGGGGAGTTTTGGAGTTCAGCGATTCATGGGCAAGGGGATTGGAGCCGAATCGATTCCGGGTCCTTTCGTACAAGTTCCTCCGAGATCAAACGTGGGGTTGGGTGCTGGTAATGATGTTGGGGTGCCAACACCACTGAACCAGACGGCGATGCTGCGTCCTGTAACGGTTCCTACCGGCCACGAATGGCCTGCCGGGAGTCCTGTGAAGAGTAATTATTCAAACCTTAACGGCCTGAGAAATCGGGCTTATGGAGTCAATTATGGCCAGTTTAGCTGAACAAAAAACGGATCTTGCTCAGCGCAGAAAAGAAGCTGCTCAAGGCAGTCCTGAAATGATGAAGATAGTTCTGGAAGAGGAGATCTTACGTGCCAAGGAGAGGGAACTCAGAGACCGAGGGAACCCAGTTCAACCGGGAACCCCTGGTCGTACTCCTTGGGGTGGTCCCTACCCCAAAAGGAAGAAGCAACCGCCTCGGCCTCCCCGTCAGCGTCCTGAGCCACGAAGACGAGAACAGACCTCTTGGGGAGGAACGCCAGGTTTGCAGGGTTCTACCCTTGGGACTCTTGCTGGACTTGCCGGAGCTATGGGCTCTCCCGGTGCTGTAGGACCACCGGCTCCAACACCTTTTGATATGCCAATAGACGAACTTACTCGTCCTGGAGGTAGACTTACGCCGGAACAAATCCGAGATCCTGAGACCTTCAAGGGAAGGCCGTACCAACCGGGACCACCGGCTCCAACACCTTTTGATATGCCAATAGACGAACTTACTCGTCCTGGAGGCAGACTTACGCCGGAACAAATCCGAGATCCTGAGACCTTCAAGGGAAGGCCGTACCAACCGGGACCACCTGAATATGGCTTTGATATGCCTGTGACTCCAGGTGAATCCCCCCCTGTATATGGGCGTCCTTTCCTACCAGGTCCCCCACCGGATGATTGGAATCCGCCGGTAGTAAGTCCAGGACCTTCCGGTGCTGTAGGACCACCAAGAAGTGGGGCGATTGGAGTAGGGGGTTGGCCGATTGGCTCTCAAACTCCTGGTATTTTGACTGGGGGCAATGTAGCAGAAATGGGTGATCCGGCGGGATCTGTGGCTCCGCCTGGAACCTATGTTACCGGGGAAGGGTCCGGTGTTGCAGGAACACCGGCTCCAGAAGGACCACCGGAGACCCAGGCCCCGTATAAACCGTCGCCAGCTTGGAATCTAACCGGTACTCCTGATTTTCCTCAATTTACTCAGGACCTGCCGCCAACACCTCCACCACAGCCTACAGCTTTGAGAGGATTGAGAGATAGAGCACTTCGTGCTCTTGACCCCAGGCGAGTGATGGAAGCCCCGGAAAGAGCTAGGCGAGGTCTTGGAAGAGGGGTGGATCTGGTGGGAAGAGGTCTAGGAAATATCGGAGAACGGGTCCGTAGTGTGGGGGAGATG